AGGTTTCTTCTTAGCCATGCTCTTCGTCCGGTAAAATACTAGATTTAAATTTTGTTTCTTCGTTAGCTACAACGTATTTAATTACACCGTTTACTTTCTGTTCTAAATCATAGCCACAGTTTACACATCTATAGATATGTGGTTCAAACGATACAAGAAGAGTTTCTGTATTACACTCTGGACATTGTCCAGTTACGATCTGTGATGTTAGTTGTCCTATTCTAGCCATGGTTTGTAAATCACTTTACCATCTTCTCTCATAGCTCGCAACGATTGGTTCCTGTTGTGGTCCGTAGAATAACTACAGTGTATCCAGCCAGACGTAGGTTCGTTATCTTTGTAAAATTCTAATATAAGTTGATCATAGTCTAGTTCTGATTTGATCCAAAGAGCTAGCTCTCTATTATCCACACCAGGTATCTCAAAGTCTGCTGCGGCTGCATTATCATCCGCTACATGTTGGCTGTTTACACTGCTACCAATCTCTACGCAAAGCTGAGCACAACGGAATCCGCTGGATATGATTAGTGGTCTGTCATAATGTGAACGCACCGGCTGTAATATATTAATAGCCAAAGCTTTTATATTGTCAATTTGCTTTGGATTAGGATTATTGTTAATGCCCTTACGTTCCGCAGTTTGCGACTTAGTTAACTCGTCAAGAGTTATATTTGCTGTAAGTTTCATTAGTTTATTATACTTAAAATCTTCTTTCGATCCATGTATATTTCTGTTTTAGCCTTTACTTTTTTACAAGAAAACACAACTCTTTCGGGATTTACCTCGTTCTGCGCAATACGCTTGGATTTCAAACAATCGCTGAGATTCGGTTTATATACATGCTCTATCATAGAACCATTTAAAGTTAAGATTAATGCGAATACAGTCTCTATCATTAGTGACCGTTCCCGTTTCTAATTATTTTCTCTACGTCTTCAGTTAACTTCTCAGTTCTTTTCTTTAAAAATTCTATGTTAACAGCATTATTTCTCATACCTTTAATTTCTGCTTCTACATCTTCTAATAAACCACTAACGTGTTCTACAATCATAAAAAGTTCTGCTTCTCCAGCTGATTGACCTAACTCACCTCTTGGATATTTAATTCTAAACTCTGAGTTTTGTTCTAAATCCTTCTGCATTAATTCTATTTTTGTAGCATGAGTATTGAGCGTTTCATGTAGGCCAAAATATGCCCACACACCGATAGCAACGCCTACAACAATTGATAAAATCGATTTAAGATCCGTGCTTACTTTTGTTCCTTCGTTTAACTTCATTTTGGCATTGCCTGTTTCATTATTACAACATCAGGATTATCTTTTAGATATTGTATCTTTAAATTTTCCCAATGACTACCCTCTGGTTTTTTGTCAATAAACTTAACAACCCCTAATTTATTACACATATTAAATAATTCAGCAAATTCTACTGGTGGAGGACTAATATTAGGTATTCTTTTACACTCTTTTATAAGTTCAAGTTGGGTTTTTATTTTACTTTTCTTCTGCATTTCTGCAATATACTCATCACTACACACAGCACCTAAAGGCATACGAAATCTAAAACCTAATGTTTGATCTTGATATTCATCACTTGTGCCTGTTTTATATTCGTGTTGTCGAAGTTCTGTATAAGTTTCCCAACTACCTCTTTCACAGGTATTGTAGTCATTTAGATATTCATTTCTTGCTTGCACATAAGTTGCAACGCAAAGAAAGAATGCGATCCATAATAAATTATCTCGTAAGGTCTTTAAGGTCATAGGTATGATCCCTCACTGTGTCTGCTAGTTGTCTATATAAATTTTCTGCCATAGACCATGTTGCTTCTGCTGCTGACAGTCTTTGTTTAAGGTCGTTAATATCTGCTATGGAGTTACTTAGTTTAGACTCCATTTTTAAAATAGTCTCTTGGTTAGCTGTAATAGTATCTGTTAAAGATAATACATATCTTACTGATGTAAATGTTCCGGCTATGATTGCTGCCACAACAGGAACAATTACAATATTTTTTTTAAACCATTCTAATTTACTTTTAGGTTTTTTCATTACTTGTAAAAACCTTTAAAGATCCAATTAACCCATTTGTTCCATAAGCTTTTTACTTTATCCCATGTTTTGCAACAAATGTTTTTACATTTTTCAATCATGTTTTTTCTCCTCAATTTCGTAGAAGAAGTTGTCCGTATCTTCAGTCTTCCACTTACTTGTATTTTCTACATTCCACTCAGATGTCTGCACTTTCCAATCTGGAATGTTATCTTTCACTGTAAATGAAGGTATATCCCAAATGCATCTATTGTTAGGTTGTGCTGCATAGTTCCCGTCGTCTAGGGCTATGATGTGAGCACATTTGTGCTCGTGCGGAATCTCTGAATGGTCCGTGTCTAAGATATTAGCTTCAGGATGGGCAAAGTCAACCGTAAATAAGTATTTACCGTGGTGCCATTTTTTATCTTTTCCTATGTATTTACCAGCTTGTGCTTCTAAAATATCCCAAGAAGTAACAGCAGGATAATAACTGAAACAATTCCAAAGCTGTAACTCGTCAAGTCTACGTCTAGGTACTTCTTCTGGCTTAAAGCCTCTTTGAATGAACGCAGATATCGGGAGACGATAGTAGACAGCTCCATTTTCCATAATACAATGAAAAAGGATACTACGCCCTGTAAGAGCCGAAAGACCAAAAATAATGCAGTCTTCAACTTCTCCATGATGTTTCTTAAGGTCATAGAGATATTCTCTCCTGATTTGTGCGTACTCCGGCGGTATGTTTGCGTTTAGATATGCCATAGTTTAACCTCATTTAATACTACCCCAATTATCCCCTTCTTCATAATCTACTTTGTTAGGAACTTCAAGTGTGACCGTTGACTCCATAATTTCTTTTATTTTTTCTGCTTCTTTTTTATTTTGTATAGATATGTCTAATTCATCATGCACTTGTAGATGTGGTATGATTCCTTCAGCATGTAAGTCTATCATAGCTTTCTTTGTCATGTCAGCCGCAGACCCTTGTATTAATCTATTCAAAGCTTTGTATGTATATGCTCTTCTGATCCCTGGTCCGTGTTCCGCTAGCGCATCATCGTGAGGCAATGGCTTGTGGATACCAAACTGATTAGGCTCCCATAAATGAAACCTACATAATCGACCCAGCAACGTTCTCACTTTACCTTTACGCTGTGCTCTACTCATCACTGCATCCATAAGCTGTTTAACAAAAGGCACTTTGGTGTGGTATTGTTTAAATAATTCATCAGCCTGTAGTTTACTTACACCCAGCTCTGCCTGTAATTTGTTTTTACCCATACCATAGAAAAGACCTAGATTGATTGTTTTAGCTTGTGTTCTAGGTATATCAGCCATATCTGCTACAATCTTATGAAAGTCTGCATCACCTTCGTTGTATGCATCCACAACATCTTCTACAGAATAAAATCCCTGTAACGCTGCATAATGCACTACGAGTCTAGGCTCTTGTTGATTGTAATCAAAACAACCCCACTTACAATTTTCTTCAGGTATAAATAAACTTCTGATCCGTGGTCCAAGGTCTTTGTTTCTTGCAGGTATCTGCTGTAGGTTTGGATTGTTCATACTGAATCTTCCTGTAACAGTCCCGCCACTGTCACCACGTAACTGATTTATTTCTGCATGTATTCTACCTTTGCCAGAATATTTTAATATTGTATCTAAGAACGTAGTGTGTGCTTTGTTAATCTCTCTTGCTTTTGCAATAGCTTGTACAATCTTGTGTGGGTGATTAGCCAAAAAGTTTTTTGTAAAGCTTGGTGCTTGTGTCTTTGCTGTTCTATCATAGGGCAAACCTAACTTATCAAATACTTTTGCAATAGATCTTGCTGCCCAGATCTGTACTTCTTGTCCTGTTTCAGAGTATACACCACCTAATAATCTCTTCTCTTCCTCAACCATTTTTTGTTTTTCGATGGCTGCTCTATCTACGTTGACACGTACTCCTAAAAATCTCATGTCAACAAGAACAGGAAACAGTTTAGTTTCCATATTAAATATATCTTCTATGTCCTGGTGCAAAATTTGTTTTTTTAATTCTTGCCACAACTCCAGTGTGAGTTGGGCGTCACGCTCCGCGTAAGCTCCAACGTACATAGCTGGTAGTTTATACATCTCTGCTTTTGGATCTACACCCCAAGACTTTGCTGCTTCGTATAATGCTGTCTCATCTTTACCTTTACCCACAAAATCTCTACCACAACCATTTAAATCATATCTAAATCTATTTTCATCAACCAATGATGCGGCTATCATTGTGTCTACAATTCTACCATTTATTTTAAGTCCTAATGCTCTTAACCAACATACGTCGTACATTGCGTTATGAAATATTTTTGTGGCCGGTGTATTGAGTTGGTCTTGTAACCATTTAAGAACCATCTTACGGTCCATGTTACCACCACCTTCGTGTGCGATAGGATAGTATGCACACCAATCGTGTGTTGCTAATGATATACCAACCACATCACCTACACCTACAACAGATCCAGATCCCATTCTCTCGTTAAGGTTTGGATCTTTTGTTTCTAAGTCAACTGCTATCTCATCATACTTTGATAAGTCTGGGAAATCTTGCGGTGGTAGCCACTCGGTTTGTGGTTTAAATATTATCTTCATTTCTTTTTGTATCTTGTATCTTTTTCTTTTCTAGTTCACAATAATGTATGATCTTGTCAAGATCCTCTATTCCGTTTTTGTGCATGTACCTACAAACGTACTTCACAACACAGCCCTGAAAGAACGAGAGATTATTTTTAGAAATAAATTCGTACGGCTGTATGTCAAAATACATGTAGTGACTTCCTCCTACCTGCTTGTTCTGTGGTTTTGTCATATTTTATATCCTTTGTAATTATCTTTTGGTCTAACAATGTGTAGATGTTGTTTGGATCTTGTGGCACCAACATAAAACAATCTATTCTCATCGTCAGGATTTTTTTCGTAGTTTATTTGTGTGTTTCTAGATAGGTCAGTCAGGAGCACTACGTTATCCTGTTCACCACCTTTTACCCCATGTATCGTAGATAATGATATTCTTGGAGCTGAATTTAATTTCTCACCGTTTTCTCTCATCCTTCTAATATATCTTATACTCCTACTAGGAGCATTGTCAAAAGCTTCATACCAAACTTTATCTGTCTTTAACCATACTCTTTCTTTTAATCCTGCCATGTCATAGTTTGCATCCTTGTTCATGTATTTCAAAGCTTGCTTCTCAAAATGATTTTGTGACATGTAAGA